ATTAAACGAAAGTAGCTACGGCAAAATCGGATTCTATGAAGAAGGAAATAAACAAATTTCTATATTTTTATAGATTTTTGGCAACGGGAGAAACAGTAGATAACGTAAAAATGGCAAAATCACGATTGAAACGATTGCAGGACGAAAGCTCATTTAAGGCAATTGGTAATATTCAGTGTATTACAGGATATACGATTGAAGTGCAGGAAGAGCAACTCAAAGGCAAATTTTTTATAAAAAGTGATACGCATAATTTTAGTGGTAATGTGCATACAATGGATTTAACTTTGGAATATATACCGGATAATCCAGGAATACCAGAAATTAAACAGCAAGATATCGCAACACCAGTATTTAAAAGTAGTAAGCGTAAAAAAAGTACTGGTGGCGGTAATGGAAGTCTCAAAGTTGATAAAGGACTTGCCACAGGTTTTGATGCTTGGGGTGGAACTACAATGGATAATGGGAGAAATGGGTGCGCTGAAGCTGTTGGAAAAATGGGAAGCTATTACAGCCCGTTTTTAGCAGAGCAGTGTAATAATGGTGTCGTTGGTGTACCTTCTATGGTGGCAAATGCGGAGCGTGCCGGGCTTTTGGAAGATTTTTCTGCGGGTAATCTGGAAAAAGGCGATGTTATTGTTTATGGTAATGATGACCATGTAGTAATCTATGATGGTAATGGCGGATATTATGGCAATAGTAGCAGTAAAAACGTTGTGGTACATGGTAGAGATTATAACAGCCTTGATATAACACCAACAAAAATTATAAAAGCAAGCAAAGGGTGATTGAATGAAAAAAACGGAGGACCCGTACAAAGCAATGTTGACGCTTTTTCGTAATGTTGGCGGCAGAGCGGGACTACAATCCACTGTACAAATCGGCACTATTGTAAGTCCACCACCGGAAATAAAAGTGCAGTGGAATGGTAAATTACTTGATAAAAAGTGGTTTTATATAGATGATTACTGGTTGCAGGGGCATACAAGGCAGATACGAGGACATATAATTTCTGCTACCCAAAATCGTGGTGGTGGTGGCGGTGATGCTGCTTATGAAAGTCATAACCACGATATCGACAACGATTATACAGCTTCTATTATTTATACTGATACATGGCAAATTGGCGATAAAGTTTTAATGATACCGATTATGGGAGATGATAATAAAACAGTGAAACAGTTTTGGATATTAAGTAAAGGTAAAAGATTGGACGGTAATTGATATGGCTAATCCTTTTATGATAGGAAATACCGTGAATACTGAGCAGTACAATACGCAGAAAGAATTTAAGGAATACGCATGGGATTTTAACCGTAATAGTTTTATTTACAATGATGATGGCTCCATGAAAATAGTTACACGAAATGAAGCCATAAAAGTATGGGTATACAAAGTGTTGCAGACGGAACGATTTCGGTACGGCGCGTATTATGATGATTATGGGTTAGATTTGGAAAAATTCGTCGGTAAGGTAGCTAATGATGAAATAAATGCTAATGAATTATATAATGCTGTTAAAGAAACATTGCTTGTAAATCCGTACATTTTAGCGGTTAATAATATATCTGTCGAACAAGTAAATAAAAAGATAATTTTAAATCTAGAGCTTACCACTGTATATGGTAAATCCACACAGAAAATCGAGGTGTGATTTATGTATGTTTGAAATGGAAACAAGAAAAAATATACTGGAAAGGCTGAAGCAGTATTACACCGAAACAGCAGGCGATAAAGTAAATCTTGTTGAAGGCGGTTTTGTGTGGGATACGCTATCTGCTAATTCTAAAGAATTTGAAAAAGCATATGCTGAAATGGCATTAATTATTGAAGCATCATTTCCGCAAACAAGTTGGGGTGATTGGCTCACAAAAAAAGCTGAAGAACATGGTATTATAAGGAAAGAAGCCACAAATTCTAGTGTTATTCTGACTGTAACAGGGCAAGCAGGAACTACCGTACAGGAAGGCTCATTATTCAGCACCAATGACGGAAAAAATTTTATTACAGTAGAAACTAAAAAAATAGAATCTACAGGAACAGTAGATATAAAGGCGCAATCTCAAGATGTAGGTGTTTCTTGTAATGTAGATGCCGAAACAATAATAAAAATTCCTATGAGTATTTATGGAGTATCTGCTGTTACAAATAAAAATCCAGCTTATGATGGCTTTGATGAAGAAACAGATGAAGAACTTTTAGAACGTCTGTTATTTAAAGTTAGGCAACCAGCTACAAGCGGAAATAAAAACCATTATGTTATATGGGCAACAAATGTTGAGGGTGTAGGTGGAGTAAAAGTATTGCCACTTTGGAACGGTAACGGCACTGTAAAAGTGATAATCACTGACGCTAAAAATGAAATAGCAAGCGAAGATTTGATTGCAAAAGTACAAAACTATATTGATGAACAAAGAACGATAGGTGCGACCGTAACTGTGGTCAGCCCGAAACCGTTGAATATAGATATAAGTTTAAAAGTAACGAAAGGTAGTGGCAATATCGACGGCATTAAAAATGCTGTAAACGATTTTTTTAAAACAACTGCATTTAAAAGTGAATACGTATCTTATGCACAGGTCGGCAAAGTTATATTGGAAAAAGCGGCGACAGGCGTACAAGATTATAGCGATTTGACGCTGAATAATCAGACAGAAAATATCGTGCTTACTGATGAACAGCTTCCGACTGTAGGGCAGGTGAATTTAATTGAGTGATTATATCTGGCTTCGGAAAAGTAAAATAGATATATTACGATATTTACCGTATAAACTACAAAAAGATTACAAATTTTATACTGTAAACACAGCAGAAAGCCGAGAGCATGAAGACATACGCTTGATATTAAATGATTTATTGGACCAGTTATTTATAGATACGGCAACCTGGGGACTTGATTATTTCGAGGAATTTTTAAATATTATCCCAAAATTAAATGACAATTATCAGACGCGCCGTACACGCATAAAAATTTTATTAAATGCGCATGATGTATCTACAATTAAATTCATGACCGATTTAGCAAATAAATTTATTTCGGATAAATCAGCTCAGATAATAGAACACAATTCGGAATACTGGTTTGAAGTGTTTTTTAATATAGACGGGCTTATATCTTTAGGGGATTTAAGAGCGGCTATAGAACTATATAAACCGGCACATTTAGGATTTAAAATTGTTTTTTATATATTGAGTAAAATTTTAACAAGCCATAAGGCAAGTATTACCCAATATGTAAACGTCAACCATAATTTTTGGAATTTAGGCACGGCAGAAAAGACTTATTGGGACGGTGTCTGGTGCTGGGACGGCAGTATTGACTGGTCCGGTATAAAACCGGATGCTAAATACAAAGAAAGACAGTCTCATATTGCGCAGATTTTAACTAAAGTTAATTCTGCATATATTTTTAATACAGGGCAAAGCGCAGATATAACGTATAAAATAACATCTAAGCACAGACTTTTAACAAGCCATAAAGCAGGCAGTATTTATTATGTAGATATAGACTTAAAACAAAACATTGAACACAGGGCATTAAATACAGCTAAAATTAATGCTATGCAGAGCCGAACCACAGGGAACGTAAAAAACCTATGGGACGGCTCTTTTTGTTGGGACGGCAGTCACGCATGGCAGGGAGATTATACCCTGCAAAATACGCAAATGGAAAATTTATGTACTTTTTTTAGCACAGATAAAAACGGAAACATGAAGAAAGGGAGCTTTGAAAGACTATGAGTAATACACAGAACATTAATCCGAAACAGACACTGGCAGTAAACGGCGAAGCAGTGCCGTTGGCAGAATTTAATCAGGATACTTTTTTACAATCTAATAAGAAAACTACAACCGATTACAGAGCGGCATTTGCACAGGCAATCGGAACAACGGGGCAGATTGCAAAAATAGTAAAAATGGCATTTGGTATTGCCGGTGAAACGGATGACCAGGGCAATCCGGCGCCGCCTTCTGATAACGGCAACTTGAATAACGTTGTTTTGACCAAAGATATTACTTCTGTAACCTATCCTGTAGAAACAAGCGTACAATTTGAAGCTGAAATCGAAGCCGGAGATTATACAGGAAATATAAATGAAGTTGCTCTGATAGATGAAGAGGAACGCACTGCTGCTAAAATGCGACTTTTGACAAGCAAAGGCATAGACGCAGAAAGCGGCGCAGTATTCCGCTGGACAATAGAATTTTAAAGATGAGGTGATAACTTGAACGCTGAAGAATTAAAAACAGAGTTCGGACTTGAGTTTCCAACAGAAATAGACGGTTATAAACGCCCTGGAGCATTAGAAAACGGTCATGACTGGTTTTTAGAAATTCCACAGATTATCGCAAAAGATAAAGTGTTGTACACCGGCATGAACTTAATCCTTAGTGCGCTCCTATCCAATGAAAAACTGCTTAAGCAGTGGCATGATACCCTGCAAAACGTGGTAAATGAACAGGACTGGCGAGTAGTTACGGACAGTTTAAAGGGCTATATGACACCGGAGCTTAAGAAAAAGCTGGACGGCATAGCAACAGGAGCAAACAATTATATACACCCTAGTTCGCATCCTGCCACCATGATTACTCAGGACGCGACGCATAGATTTGTAACGGATACTGAAAAGAGTACGTGGAATGCAAAAGCAAGCACGGCTGTTGTATCCACTACAGCAAATGGATTAATGCCGAAAAGAAACGGCAATGCAAGTTATATTTTTACAGGAGATGGCGTTTGGAAAAGCCTTGCATGGGATTTAATCACAGGAAAACCATCAACATTTGCGCCGTCTGCTCATAACCATGATGGCAGTTATTTAAAATTAAGTGGAGGCTCATTAACAGGCGCTCTAAATTTGGCAAACGGTATATGGAACAAAATCGGTGATGATGTTTATATTGGCGATAGTAATCAAGCTGGCTGTTTATGTATTAAAGGGGTGAATGCTGATAGTGGCATAGCTTTTGTTAATAAGGATAATACAGTACAAATTGCTAAATTAACTTATGCAGGCGGCAATTTAATAAGTAGTGCTAAAATACAGGCTAATTTAGCAGGCACTGCCGATAAAGCAACCAATGACAGCAGTAACAGAAATATAGTAAATACGTATGCTACAAAAGCAAGCCCGGCATTTAGCGGCACTCCGACATCACCTACACCTGCAACAAGCGATAATAGTACAAAAATCGCCACTACCGCCTTTGTCCGAAACCTCATCAATCAGTTTAAGACAGATGGTACATTAGGCGGTATTATTGGTGGTAGTTTAACACAAAATGGTTGGGTTAAATATAGTAATGGTCTAATTCTACAATGGGGAACATTTACAAATAGAACTTGTGTATTTCCTATACAATTTACAGAATCTTGTTTTTGTGCGTTA